TTAAACGGAACAAACTTTTTAGTCTTATCAGGATCCGAATCATTCTCGGCAGATTACAGGGTTACATCAGTTTTCATTTCGCCAGCAGCAGAATTCGGCGGAACTCAATTTACCGCCTCGGTAATTGCAGGTCTAACCGGAATTGCTTCATCGCACCTATCAGAAAATTGGTCCGGTTCTGCTGGCGTCGGTTGATAATAAATAATAAGAAGGATTTATGAAGCGTTATAATAGTTCACGACCCGCACATGTTACTGTTGAGGTGCGCGAAGGTCAATCAATCACAACAGCAATCAAGAAGTTCATGAAGAAAGTAAAGAGAAGCGGAATCATCGAAGAGTATCGACGCTCTCTAGAATACGAAAAGCCTTCCGATAAGCGTAAGAGGAAAGAGCGTCGTAGAGAAAAGGTTCTGAAGAAACTGCGTCAGAATCGGAAGTGATGGTTTTTGGTATAACTAAATACTATTTATTTTGAGTTTCATTATTTAGTAACGGAGTATCTAAATGTCATCACTTTTGGAACAAGCCATTATCGACGCAAAAGAGCTTCGCGAAGCAGCTTTACGATTTGCAGAAAATCAAGTTATCGAAAAGCACGCTAGCGAACTGAAAGAAGCTATTGATTCTTTCCTCAACGAACAAGAACCAGCCGCAGACCCTATGGCTGCTGGCGGTGCTGCTCCCGAACCAGAGGCTATTCCAGAAGAGATCCCAGATGCTGCTACATTGGATACAGCTAACGAACCAAATGCCGGTGGCGACGAAGACGTTATTACTGTTTCGATGGATGACCTTCGTACAATGCTATCTGCATACGAGGACCAAGAGATACCACCAGAAGATCTAAAGGATCCATTCGAAGTATTGGCAGATGATTCTAGCGAATCAGATGAAGAACCACAAGAGGTCGAGTTTGATCTAGGTTCTGTCGAAAAGAAAGCACCTCCCGTATCACCAGAAATGACTGGTCTAATGGAGGAAGTTCGTCGTTTCATGAATGAAATGGAAGATCCAGAATCTTTGGAAGAAGAACTAGATGAAACTTATGAGCTTGATGAGGAAGAGGACTCTCACGAAGAAATCGATGAAGATCTTCTCACTCTCGTAGAAGAACTAGTTGTTGACATTATGGACGGACAACATGCTGGCGGTTGGGCCGGTCGTCCAGAAAAAGATCGACAAGAACAAGAGAAAGTCAATCTTGCTCGTTTGGCTGATACCAAGCGTCAGCAAGAACTAAAAGACTTGCAAGACGGTATGAAGAAACTGGCTGGAGTCAATGAATCATTGAAATCCCAGAATACCGTTCTTGGCGAAACAGTTTCCGCATTGAAGGTAAAGCTCGAAGAAGTAAACCTTAGCAATGCAAAACTTCTGTACCAAAATAAAGTTCTTATGAATACCTCGTTGAATGAGCGACAAAAACAAAATGTTGTCGAATCTATTCGTAAGGCCCAAACTATTACAGAAGCGAAGGTTATTTTTGAAACCCTTCAAAGTGCAGCGGCTGCTGGAGCAACGTCTACCGGCAGGAAACTTGAGTCCCTTCACGAAGCTATCAACAGACCTTCTCACACCATTCCCAGCAAGCGTAATCTAAACGAAAGCGTTGATCTCGGTCAACTCGATTATTGGAAAAAGCTAGCTGGCATCAAGTAAAGCAAATCCTAAAAATAAAGGGGGTGATAAATATGTCTCGTAATCTTATTGAAAGATTGACTGAAGGCGTCGTTAACCGCGACCTCCAGAAAGAAGGTGCTGCTCTGCTCTCAAAATGGGAGAAGACAGGTCTTCTCGAAGGACTCAGCGGCGAACATACCCGTGCTGGTATGGCTCGTCTTCTAGAAAATCAAGCTAAGCAACTCCTCAAGGAGTCAACATCAATGGGCGCAGGCGACGTACAGGGCTTTGCCGCTGTCGCGTTTCCGTTAGTTCGCCGTGTATTCGCTGGCCTATTGGCCAACGATTTAGTCTCAGTACAACCCATGAGCCTTCCATCAGGTCTCATTTTCTTCCTCGACTTCACCGTTTCTGGTGAGCTTGGTACTGGTTCCACAACCGGTCGTCTTGGATACGCTGCCGCGTCTTCATTGTACGGTGGTGGCCGCGTAGCCAGTGAAATCACTGGTGGTGTTCTTCTAGCCGGTACCAACGCTGAAGTTGGTCCTTACGCTCTAAACAATGGCTATGCCTACCCAACTGGTTCTGGTAACATTACCATCGGTGCAGCTATTGCATCTGGTACCTTCGGTGCCAGCCAAACAAACGACGCTCTAGTTCGTTTCGACGCAGACTTCGTTTCAGGCTCAACCACATTCTCAGTTCACACTGTCGATCTAACTCAACTCGCTGGTGCTAATCTAGCTTCACCAGACCTCGTTGCTTTGACTGTTACACCAGCTAGCGGTAGCTTGGTCCGCCGTCTAACAAGACTAAGCGGTTCTTCAACAACCGTTGCTTATGTAGTATTTGCTTCGTATGATGGTTCAGTTGCTACTACAGCCCTAGACGATAACGCCGGTAGCCGCGCTGCTACATGGCCATTGCAACCAGACGTTTTCGAAGCAGCTTCTGCTGTTGGTTCGGTTGTTGGTTCTAACACAACCCCAACAAGCTGGGGCCTAGAAGGTAACTCCAACATTCCAGAAATCGACATCAAAGTTGATTCAATCGCTGTTACAGCCGGTACCAAGAAGCTCAAGGCCAAGTGGACCCCAGAGTTGGGACAAGATCTCAACGCTTACCACAACCTTGATGCAGAAGTCGAGTTGACCTCAATCCTCTCTGAACAAATCGCTCTCGAAATCGACCGCGAAATCCTTGAGGACTTGATCAAGGGTGCCACCGCCGGTACATTCTACTGGTCACGTTCACCTGGTCTATTCGTCAACCGCACAACTGGTGTCGAAGTTGGTGCAAGCTCTGCTGCCCCAGAGTTCACCGGTACAGTATCACAATGGTACGAAACCCTCATCGAAACCATCAATGATGTTTCGGCTCAAATCCATCGCAAGACTCTTCGTGGTGGCGCAAACTTCGTCGTGACCTCACCCGAAGTTGCCAACGTCCTAGAGTTCACCGCTGGATTCCGTGCCTCCGTCACTGCTGACGATGAACGCGGTTCAATCGGTGCAGTCAAGGTCGGCTCAATCTCCAAGAAGTTCGACGTTCACGTTGATCCATACTTCCCACGCAACCTTCTATTGGTCGGTCGCCGTGGTGGTAGCTTCCTAGAGAGCGGCTACGTCTACGCTCCTTACGTCCCACTACAAGTCACTCCTACCATCTTTGGTAACGAGGACTTCGTACCTCGCAAGGGCGTCATGACCCGCTACGCCAAGAAGATGGTTCGCCCAGACATGTACGGCCTCGTTATCGTCCGTGGTCTTCTCGGTGAAAGCGGAGCCTGATAGAGATTTTAGCTTCTAGCTAACCTCTGGCCTCGGTCCTTCGGGATCGGGGCCTTTTTCTTTTGGGATAAAAGCACGCTATTTACTGTACAAACGGAGGGTCTTATCGTGGGTAAAAGAAATCAATACAATAGAAGTACACTACCACAGAACATGAACATTGTTGTTTATAACGCAAACGCAACAGTAGTCCAAAGTTCTGGTTCGCTTGGTGCAATCAGCGTTGATGCAGGGTTTTGGCTCTATGGTGGTGGTAGCGCAGCTACAGGTACAATCGACATTGCCGCCATGAAGAATGGTCAAAGCTTGTTGCTTGTCAATGGTTCTGACTATGATGTATTGCTAAACTGCTCAACAGGTCGTGTTTTGTCACCGACATTCTCAACAGCTAGTTCGACAGTTCTTGGTTCTAAAAAAACATTTGTTACATACAAGTTTGATTCGGCCCCAACAGGTGGGGGACTTGTTTCGGACGTATTAATTCTAGCTATGTCAGGAACCTATCCCGGTTTTCCTTGATTAGATCTGGTTTATCTCTTAGGCCGATCCTTCGGGGTCGGCTTTTTTATTTGTTCCTAAACTACTTACTGAAGCGGAGGTTCACAAATGGCATACCCTTCATACTCGCCGCCAAGCAGAACTAATGTTTCTATTCTAACTTCGACCGGCTCAACTGCTACCACTGGTAATGGTGCTGGTAACTTGGTTTTGTATCCATTCGGTATTTATGTTGATCCAGCATCTCCGCGATACGATGTCAACTTTATCTCGGGTGCTTCTGACCAAGTATCTTTTGTTTATAAGAAGTTAGGTGGTGATGTTCTCGATCTAGAAATCACTCCCGGTAACGTATACGCTGCTTATGAGGAAGCAACTTTAGAGTATTCATACATCATGAATCTCCATCAATCAAAGAATGCTCTTCCAAGCTTGCTTGGCAAAACAACCGGATCCTTTGATGAAGATGGCAACCTACTAGAGTCATCGCTCTCTAGTGCTAGCATAAATCTTCGTTATCCGCGTTTTGAGGTGGGGTATGCCCGTCAGGTGGCTATTGGGTTGGCTAATGAGGCCGGTGTCGCAGGAGGCACCACACCGCATTATCAAGCTTCTTTTGCTTTGACTAGCAGCATACAAGATTATGACTTGCAGCAGATAATCGCCAACAATGTTGCTAATAATCTGGAACCAGCTACCAGCGGTGCTGTAGCTTATTCTGCTTCTTATGTTAGTGCTTCTAGCAACAGAATAACAATACGTCGTGTATACTATAAGTCACCCGCTGCTGTGTGGCGTTTCTACGGCTACTATGGTGGCCTAAACGTAGTTGGTAATCTAAACTATTACGGCCAGTTCGCTGATGATACGACATTCGAAATCATCCCAGCATGGCAAAACAAGTTGCAAGCTATGGCTTATGAAGATCACATTTACACTAGACTGTCACATTATTCTTATGAAATCTTCAATAACAAACTTCGTATTTTTCCAAGACCAGAAGTAAGTACAATACAACACATGTGGTTTGAGTTTACGTTTGATGACGGTGCGGATCCTTGGTCACCAGTTTCTGGCTCGCAGAAAGGTTCTGAGCAGGGGATCTCAAACATGAATACATTGCCATTTGATAACATTCCATACTCCAGTATCAATGCTATTGGTAAACAATGGATTCGTCGTTACGCTTTGGCATTGGTAAAAGAAACGCTTGGTCTTATTCGTTCTAAGTTTGGTGCAATCCCCATCCCCGGTGATTCAGTTCAGCTAAATGGGTCAGACCTTATTTCTTCCGCCAGAGAAGAACAAGAGAAACTAAAAGAAGAACTCAAGGCTACACTTGATGAACTTACCTATGCGAAACTTGCAGAAACAAATGCAACACTCATGGATAGTGTTACGAAAGTGCAAGAGAAGATTCCTCTTCTCATTTACCAAGGGTGATAAATGGCTCAGAACAAATGGGTTGAACCAGATTATGCACCACCTCCTTTGTTTTTTGGACAAAAGGAAAAAGATCTTGTCAAGCAAGTCAATGACGAACTGCTAGAAAGAGTCATTGGACAAGAAATCTATTATTATGCAATCGACATCAAAACCACAAACTATCATCCATTGTATGGCGAAGCACTAGTAAAGAACTTTCTTCCACCTGTTAGAGTGTATGCTTTGGTTGAGTGGTCTAGCTATGGCACCGTTCAGACTGAGGGTTTTGGTCTAGACAAAGCAGCCGAGATTATTGTTCACTTCCACCAACGTAGATTGCAAGAAGATCAAGACATCTTTGTTCGTGAAGGTGATTTTGTAAAGTATGACGGCTTGTATTATGAAATCATGACTTTGCAAGAGCCAAAGCAGTTGTTCGGTCAAGTAGGTGAATCATTGGAAGTAGCCGCCACCTGTAAGGTATCAAGAAGAGGACTATTCGATGCCACCTAAAAAACCTTTGTCTCCACCAGACCGTATACAAACTAGCAAGTATAGCCATACTGGCATAGAAGAAGCAGATAAAATTCTAAAAGATGTTTCTTTGATGCCTTCGACAATCGAAACGATTGATTATGCAATGTATACATTTTTAAATGAAAAGCTAAATTTATCTGTTAATACAAATAAAGGATTTACTAAGGTACCAATAATTTGGGTTAGCGGAGAAAGAGCATTCCAGATAAAAAACAACAGAGGCTTAAGGGATGACAACGGTGTGTTGATCTTTCCGATGATTAATGTAGAAAGAACTTCAGTAACAAAAGACCCTAATTTTAAAGGAATTGCTTGGGCACATGTCCCTAACACTAATGATGAAAAGGGTGGTGCTATTGTAGTAGCCAGGAGAATAAAACAAGATAAAACAGCTAATTTTGCTAATTCTGATAATGCTAGGATTGCTGGCACATTTAACATACCTAGAGGATCTGGCCAACAGAATTATGTTAACCCAAGCAGGAAAGTAGTTTATGAGACACTTTCTATGCCAATACCAACATATGTGCAAGTAAATTATAAAGTGTCGATAAGAACTGAATACATGCAGCAAATGAATGAACTAATAACACCATTTTTTACTAAAACAGGACAAATAAACAATATCTTTATGTCGTATGACGGCCATCGCTTCGAAGGGTTTATCGAAGGAGATTTTAGCCAAACATTTAATTCCTCTAATTTCCAAGATGATGAAAAGACTTTCTTGATAGAGATAGATATAAAGGTGCTTGGTTATCTATTGGGAGAAGGGAGCAATTCTGATAGACCTAAACTGGCGATTAGAGAAAACGCAGTAACATTTAAGTTTGGTAAGGAGCAAGTAATTTTCGATGAGAATCCACCTTTTACTTCGAAGTCATTTTACAGGCGTTAGTCGTTTAGGGTAAAAACTAACTATTTATTTATGAGTTCCAATATAGGAGAATACTATGGCTGATAGAGCATTTAAATTTATTTCACCGGGCATATTTCTAAAAGAAATTGACAATTCGCAGATCCCACAGCTACCAGATGCTGTTGGACCTACAATTATCGGTCGTGCAACAAAAGGCCCAGCATTAAACGTAGCAACAGTTCGTTCTTTTTCAGAGTTCATTGATCTGTACGGCGAACCGGTGCCTGGAGGCCCAGCAGGAGAATATAGATCTTCTAAACTAAGTGGCCCAACCTATGGTGTATATGCCGCACAGGCTTATCTAAACGCTAATGTCGGTCCTGTAAACTACCTCAGAGTATTGGGTATGCCACACCCAGACGCTACCGGATTTGGACTCGCAGGTTGGTCTACCACCTACTATGATCAATCAAGCAGAACAATCAAAGATTATGCTGTTGATGGTGGTGGTTCACTCGGATTATTCTTGGTTGCATCTGGTTCAGGAGCTACTCCAAACTCTGGTACTCTAGCAGCAGTATTCTACCTTGTTACTGGCTCACTATATATGTCTGGAGCTTTGTCCAGAGGTGGTGTAAGCGCAGAGTTCACTGGTACTGGCTCTAATACTATGATTGCTACTACCGTAGATAGCACCGTAGTCAATACACAATTTAAAATGTTAGTAAAGGGGCCTGGTGGTACGCCCGAAAAGACATTTGCATTTAATTTTGATCGTGATAGTAACAACTATATTCGTAAAGTCTTCAATACAAATCCGGTATTAACAAATGCTGGAGTTATCAACTCAAACACTCTATCAAAGAATGAGCAATACTACTGGCTTGGAGAAACCTACGAAACAGCAGTATCAGAACTTGTAAAAGCTAGCAATGGCGCACAACCAACAATAGTTAATGCATTTATTGCTCCTCTAGCTACTGGTATCGCAAGTACAAACTCAGCGTACCACAGAATGAGATTTACAAATTCCAATACTCTTTTGGCTAATACAAATACTATTGATGCCAAAACTGGGTGGTTTATATCACAAGATATCAGTAATGATACTAGCTCTTATAGCTTTGATAACATGGTTAAGCTATTTAGATTCCACGGCTTAGATGCTGGTGCTTGGACACATAAAAATATAAAAATTTCAGTTGACAACATCAGGCAGAGTCCTAATCCAGATGCAGATCCATATGGAACCTTCAGTATCATAGTGAGAGATATTAGAGACAATGATGCCAATCCGGTAATTCTAGAAAGATTTGATCAGGTGAATTTAAACCCAAGTTCACCAGATTATATCGGAGCTAGAATAGGTGACAAGTTCCGTAAGTTTGACTATAATCAAAGAATTAACAAAGAATACGGTCAATTCTCGAATCGTTCTCTCTACGTCAGAGTAGAGCTGAACCCTGCCATAGAGCAAGGGCTAGATCCAGTATTTTTGCCATTTGGCGTTTACGGACCTCTTCGCCCAAAGAGAATCGAAGTTCAAGCTGATACTCAAGCTGGTACTACCTTCATAGCTAGTGGTTCATGGCCTGGTGTTAACAATACTATTAATATTATTAACTCTGGATCAACCGGTGCTTTGATGGCAAACTTCACAGCATCAATCGTATTCCCCGGTACTCAAACGAGAGTTTCTGCCTCCGATTCTGGTATGACAAATCCTACAGATGCTTTCTTTGGGTACAGTAGTGCCATTTCAGCTGCCTCAACCAGATACGATCATAGTGCGGTTGATGCACTCAGGTTGTATGGCGACAGCACATACCAGAATGTTGGCCTCGAAGGTTTGGATGCTGCTGCTCCATTCGAACACCAGTGGAAATTTACTTTGGATGATGTTGTATTGGCTGGCACTTCGAATGCTTACTACTCGCAAGGTGCGCGTGCTGCTGGCACTTCATACACCGCTACTTCTGGAGGATACACCGCTATCCTAGGTTTAGGATTTGATAAGTTCACAGCCCCGTTCCAAGGTGGCTTCGATCTTCTAAATATCCAAGAAGCAGAACCTTTCCAATACAATCGCTTGGCCGGTGGAACTAGACTCAACAGCTACGAAGTCAATACTATGGAAGTAGCAGTGGACATGGTAGCAAACCCAGAGACTGTAGAAACCAACATTCTAACAATTCCAGGCGTAAGAAACTCCTCTATCACCGATAGATTGATCAGTGTCGCTGAAGCTCGCGGTGATTCTCTAGCAATCGTTGATTTGGATGATGGGTACGATGCAGTGTCTGAATCATATGAAGATTTTAGAACTCGTCTAGGTAGTGTTACCACAGCAGTTACAAACCTAACTTCTAGAAGAATCAATAGCTCCTATGCTTGCACTTACTACCCTTGGGTACAGATCCGAGATACTATTAATGGAAATGTTTTGTATGTTCCACCATCAGTAGTTGCACTTGGAACAATGGCTTCTTCCGAGAGAAGAAGTGAAGTTTGGTTCGCACCAGCAGGATTTAACCGTGGCGGACTATCTGCCGGTGCAGCAGGCATTCCTGTTATCGCAGTTGCGGAGAAACTAACAGCTAAGCAACGAGACACGTTATACCTAAATAACATTAATCCGATTGCTTCATTCCCATCAGAAGGAATAGTAATCTTTGGTCAGAAGACACTACAAGTCACTCCATCTGCTCTAGATAGAATCAATGTTCGTAGGATGTTGATCTACGTCAAGAAACAGATTTCGAGATTTGCTAGCGCAGTTCTCTTCGACCAGAATGTTAAGGTTACTTGGAATCGCTTTAGGGCCGATGTCGAACCTTTCCTAGCATCTGTACAATCTAGACTAGGAATCACAGAGTTCAGAATGGTATTGGACGAAACAACTACTACACAAGATTTAGTAGACCGTAACGTTCTTTACGCCAAGATCTTCCTAAAACCAGCCAGATCTATCGAGTTTATAGCAGTAGACTTTGTTATAACTCGCGGCGGGGCTTCCTTCGAAGACTAAAAAAAACTTGATAACTATTTATAATATAACAGGAGAAACAACAAATGGCTTTCTGGACTGATGCAACATTAAGAGATCCAAAGAGAAAGTTTAGATTCCAAGTGCAATTATTAGGATACCCTGATGGTGCTACTTGGTATGCTAAAGATGTTACCAAGCCTTCTATAGACATGGCAACTACTGAACATGCATATCTAAACCATACATTCTACTTTCCGGGTAGAGTAACATGGACAGAAGTAACTTGTACTTTGGTAGATCCACTAGAACCAGACGGTGTTGCAAACACTCTTGCTCTCCTGCAAAATGCTGGTTATCATCCACCCGCCAACGCCCAAGATATTTCTACTATGTCTAAGGCTTCTGCGATTGCGTCTCTAAAGGGTGTTGTAATAACCCAAATTGATGCTGACGGTAGCGAAGTGGAAACATGGACCCTAAATAATGCATTCATCACAAATGCTAAGTTTAGCGATCTAGGATACGACGGCGACGATCTGTCCGACATTAGCCTAACTATACGTTATGATTGGGCTACCTGTGTTACTACTGGTGTGGCACTTGACGGATCTAATACATTCTTTAAGCTTGGCCAAGCGCAATAATAAATACAAAACATAATTGAGAGGTAGTTTTGTCTAGGAATAATAATAGAACAGGTGCCGCTGTTTTGCAGGCACCTGAACCTGTTTCTAACTTTAATAATAAAATACAGACGGTGCATATTTCTACACCGACACATTTCGTAGAGCTTCCATCTAAAGGTTTGCTATACCCAGCAAATCACCCTCTACATAAGAAAGAATCTATTGAGCTTAAGTTCATGACAGCTAAAGAGGAAGATATTCTTGCCTCGGAACAATTGATTCGAAAAGGGGTTGTACTTGATAGATTTATGGAGAGTTTGATAATCGATAAATCTATAGACCCTTTATCTCTATTAGTGTGTGATAGAACAGCAATATTAGTAGAAGCAAGAATAAACGGATATGGTCCGCAATATCAAGTAGATGTTGGTTGTGGAACATGTGGTGCTGTCAATACTGTAGACTACGATCTGGAAGAGAGAGAAATCTCTTTCGTGGACAGCGACGAAGAAGGTTTGTATTCCATAACAAGTCGTGGTACATTTGTTACGAAGCTCCCCAGATCCCAGGCAGAAATAGAGTTTAAATTACCAACTGGTAAGGATGAAAAGATTCATTCGATGACTACAGAAAAGAACAATCTTATATCAACTTCTGTGACAGATCAACTAAAGAGAATTATTCTTTCTGTTAATGGAAATGAGGATATCGGATTTGTGCAAGCATTCGCAAACACTATGCCCGCTATGGATTCACGACATCTGAGGACTGTTCTAAAGAAAGCCACACCAGATTATAAACTTCATTATAACATGGTTTGTGATAAATGCGGAACTTCGCAGGAGGTTGCAATCCCAATAGGGACAAAGTTTTTTTGGCCTGACGCCTGAGTATAATGAATCGGTATATGAAGAAATATTTCTTTTAAAATACCACGGTGGATTTTCGTTATTTGAGTCATACAACTTACCAATTAAACTTCGAAGATGGTTTTTGCAACGCTTGACTAAACAATTTAAATTGGAAGCTGAACGTTCTAAGAACTCTAAATAAATCAAAAGACCGTCGTAAGGCGGTCTTTTTTGTTTGTAACTATTTATCTTAGCGGAGGATACAATGTCTAATAAAGAACTTAGCATCAGGGTACTTGATCTAGAAAATATCAAAGCAGCATATACTAATGGGGTTCTGAACGAAACATACGCCGATGCTGTTGGATTCTGGATTTCATCGTTGCTAAACGCCACATATGGTAATAGAGGAGTTGAGCTTCCTTTCGCTCTGAAGGGGCAAAAAGGAGATATTAAATCTTTGTTGCACGCTATTGGTATGGAGAAAAGATATGTTAATACTGCTGTTTCTTTGGGCTTAACTGATCCAAAGACTATCAGAGTAAAATCATCCTTAGAAAGTGCAATTGAAGCATTTGAGGCCAAGACCGGAATCATTTGGCCATTTAAGAATTAAGGATTAAAAAATGGCTAAGAGAAGAAGTGATAATCCTACAAACCAACCACCACCTCCTTCCGTGAACTCTACGGAGCAGAAAGCCAATTCTGATGAATCTAGAATTAAGACTCGATTAAGAGAATTAAAATTACAAGAAGATATCATCGACAATGAGATACGTCGTGCTGATACTGCCGAGGAGTTAGCAGCCGCTGAGAATCAACTTTTCGAAAGTCTACAAAAGAGACTATCATTAGAAGCCGAACTTGCCAAAGTTATGGGTGATAGTGAAACATATGATGAAAGGATAAAACAGCTTGACGTTCTAAAGGACTCATTAAAACAGTATAATAACGAACTTAAGAAAACAGCCGCTCAGCAGAAGTTAGGAGCAGATGCTGCTTCTAAGATGGCTAACTCAATTGGTCTTGTGGAAAGTTCGACTGTTGGTACAATAGAATCGCTTATGGGTAAGGGCGGTGTTACCAACGCGCTAAAAGGTTTTAAAGAAAAAACATTAGACTTAATAAACCCTGTTAACTTAGCGGCTAACGCAATAGATCAATTCGCTGAGAATGCTAAGAAATCTATGAAGAGTATGGTTGATTCGTCTGCCGCTGCTCGTAAAGAGTATGGTAAGTTTGGTGAGGAAATAACAAAAGACTCTGCGAAGATAACAGATAGTATAAGAAAATTTAATATGTCCACAGAAGATGCATTTGCCATAGAAACAACTATGGTTAAAACTATCGGTGGATATCGAGAAATGACGGATGAGCAGCAAAAATCTGTGGGTGAACAGATCGCTGCATTCAGCAAACTAGGTGTCTCACAAGAAGATACAACAGATTTATACCAACAGATGGTAAATATACAAGGCAAATCAACCAAATCTGCTGGTCAACTACAGAGATCTTTGATATCTTTGGCAAACAAAACTGGTGTCCCACTAAACAAACTTGTTACAACAATAACAAAAAATGCTGATAAACTAGCTCTATTTGGTAAAAATGCTAATAAGATAGGAGGTCAATTAGCTGTCATCGAAGAAAGAACTAAACTTTCTGGTGAATCAATGTTAGACTTTTCTAATAGTTTAATGACGTTTGACAAGTCTTCGCAAGTTGCTGGAGATTTAAACGCCTTATTGGGACAGACTGTAATTAGTAGCGACAAACTACAGAGATTAGCGGCAAAAGGTGATGTCACAGGAGTCTATAAAGAAATATTCTCTGGATTCGAAAAAGCTGGTGTCTCAACTGAGTCACTTAGAGAACAACCTCAATTACTTGCTTCTATCGCTGAATCGACAGGCCAATCAACACAAGACGTTCTAAAATCACTAGATGCTTATGAAAAGGGTGAGTATGACCTTGCTATAACCACAGAAGATTTGGCATCAAAGACAGAAATTAGCGTCGAAGAAATGAACAAACAAGCTAAAGCCGCCATGTCGGCAACAGAAAATTGGGAGGCATTTACAAGACAAATAGATTTAAGTGCAGAAACGTATCTTCAATTTGAGCAAATTTCGAGATCGGTTACCTCCACCTTTAGAGATAATATGTCAAGTGCCAATAGTTTGACTCAAACTCTCAGTAATCTATCGCAATCTGGTTTGGGTTCTAAAGTCATGGGTGGCTTAAAATCAGTTGGAAGTGCTATAGGAACTGGTTACACTAAAGCAACTTCTGCCCTTAGCTCTTCTAGTAGTGTAATCGGAAAAGGTATTGGTCGCGCCGCAGGCGCAGTTGGTAGCGTTGCGTCTAGCGTTGGTGGTAAAATTAGTGGTGCAGTCTCGTCGGTAACAAAACCCGCTTCATCGGCACTGCAATTTTTATCAGACGCCGTTCCAGAGGCAAGAGTAATCACCGAAGCTTTTGCCGGTTCTTCTGCTCCTGTTGCCAACCGCTTAAAAGACTTGGCAAACGCTGTTAAATCAAATGCAGTCCTACAGAAAGCTTTAAAGCTTGGTACCTCGACAGCCGGTAAAGTTGCAGGCGCAGTACCTTACTTTGGCGCGGCCTTAAATCTTGGATCTGCTGCTTATAGATTTTTTAATGGAGATATAAAAGGCGCACTCGTTGACGCGGGTTCGGCTGTTACTAACTTTGGTTTTCCGATGGCTGGTACTCTTATGCAAGGATATATGGCGGCAAGAGATTTTGGTGCATTCCAAGGTACAGCCCTGGGAATAAATGATCAAGCTTATGGCGGTGCTTATAGCGAAGAGACCCCCCCAGCTTATGCAGATGGTACCGGCGGATTTGTCAAATCTAGGACTCCAATGATGATTGGTGGAGTTCCTTCCATTGTTGGAGAATCTGGCGTAGAAATGGTAATGACAGAAGCTAAACTAGCCACGATGTTAAAAGCTACAATTAAAGATTCCGTAGAAGCAGCGATTGGCGCAATGGCTGTCAATAACCCTCAAGGTGTAGCAGGAAATGCTAAGATAGAACTAGTTCTTAATAGCGAAATACTTAAGAGTTTTATCCTTAAGACTGTCGGTCGCGAACTATCTCCTTTGGTGTAAAATGGCAATTAATAATTCTATAGTAGACGTATACTCAAAACAGAAAGGATATAATATAATATTTACTCATGTCCCAACTGATACAACTGTTTCTTTTAAAGCTTTCCTAACAGATTTCTCGGATGCTTTCTCTACAAATTGGACACCTGATACAGTCTATGGCAGGGTTGATCCTATGCAAACTTTTGGTGGTACTAGCAGAGTTATAACAGTTGGCTTCGATATAGTTAGCAATGATATAACAGAAGCTAGCAGTAATCTCAAGGCTGTAAGACTTTTGACTAGAATGATGTACCCAACCTACGAACAAACAGAATTTGCTACTACAATATCAAAAGCACCACTTATGCGGGTAAAACTAGCTAATTTAATAGGTAGAGGCAAAGACGGCTCCGGTGGTGGATTGTTGGGAGCCATAACTGGTTTCACTATCCAGCCCAGCATAGAAGCAGGTTTTTTCGATCCAGCCGCCAATGTTTTGTACGCCAAAGAATATACAGCTAATTTTACTATGAATGTGTTGCATGAAGAAAACCCTGGTGGTTGGATAAGTGAAGTAGACACAGCCGAAAAAGGTCCACCATTTAACGAACAGGATCCGTTGCAAGGTCCGGTTCTTGGGACAGATACTTATCGTGCTTTAGGAGTCAATTATGACCCCACAGCAGATGATGCATTGTTACAAAGTAATGATAGAGCGCAATTCAGCGCAGATTCTCCGCCACCACCACCGGCCACACCTCCCACTTCTACCACATCAGAAGCTGCGACTTTTGCTACTTCTCCAAGTAACGAAGCTGCTGCTATTGAGGAAGAGATTTTAAGATAATAACGGAGTAATAAAATGAGTAGATACGGTAACAGAACAGTAGCAGATAACAGAGAACTATCGTATGCCGATGTGTTAAAACAGAGGCAAATGAATTTTATAGCACAATACACAACCCCTGAATTCTATGAAATGACTTCGGCTCAAAGAGCTAGTCTTAAAAGAATACCTGAAGTCTGGAAGGTAGGTGATAGATTGTGGAAGTATGCTTCTATCCATTATGGAGATCCAAGATTATGGTGGGTAATCGGATGGTACAACCTAAAACCAACAGATGCACATTTCGAAATTGGTGATTCTATTTTGATACCTGTTCCTGTTAACAAGGTAATGATGATGTTTGATGGGATAAGATAATGTCTTTCTGGGAAAGTGTAACTAGTTTTTTTGGTGGAGGATCTGGCGATGAGCAGACCTATAAAGCTACTCCATTCGATCAGCAGACGTTTTTAATGTATAACGTTTCTAAGTTGGCTCCTATTCATTTAAGAAATTATGGTTCTTATAAAAAATTAACTTTGATCAAAGGGCCTGTTGCTAATCTTGTGAGCCGTATCCTTAATGCTGATTTCTTTAAGAAAAGTCCTATGTTAGATATGACTCCTGCGGAGATTTCGGAATTAGTCCCGCAAATAAGGATATACAAACAAGAATTTAAACAAGACGGTACCTATGAAAAAGAAATGGAGATTCCATTCCCAGCATATACCCAAATAGAAGATGCACTAGATCCAGCTAGAGTTGGATATGGTATCAAGTCTCTAACCATAACTACTAAGGGCGGTAACGCTTACCAATCACAAGCATTATTGGATTGCAACTTAAGTTTGTTTTTCCAATCAATGGATAAACTAATTGATAGAAAGGATGGTATTTCTCTTTTAGATTTGATAGTTATCCCCCCTTCCACTAACCCAGGTACAAATCCTAGTATTAGTTCGGAAAATTTAACAACAACAAAAGAAATATCTGGGTTTACTGTAAGCGCAAATACTTTTAGAATAAGACTTGATCTTGGGTGGTCTATAGGTAACTTAACCAAATCTTCTGCCTACAGAAATGCTAGCGGTGAAGAAAAGAGACTCCTAATAGATGCAGTGAAAGCATCAACTATGAGTTTTTATTTACAGCATCTGGATCATGATTTGGCAGTATCCGAAAATGGAACTGTTACATTATCTATCAATTATCGAGCTAGTATGGAAATGATTTTTAGGGATGTTAGGGCTGGCATTGTTTTACCCACGGAAGAAAGAAAAGAGCTAGATAAAATTACTAAAAAGATAGAAGATCTTCTTGCTAAACAGACAGAAAAACCCGATAGTTCTATCCAATCGGAACTTAATAACTATAAACAAATAAAGGCACAGCTAGAATCAGATATTGAGAAGAAAGTATATCCTCAAATTATGGGTGATCTAATCCGCCCAAAGAGCGGAGGAAAAAGTAAGGTCTACCAGACAGCAGTATCAAGAAAAATAATTGATGCGTTTACGACAAAACTAGCTTCAGATAGCACCCCTTCATCTTCTTCACCACCCGTACAAGAAGGCGGTACTGCTTCACCCGATTCTCCACCCGCGTCTGTTCCAGCGGCCACAGATCCAGATAAGGTAAAGTGGATTTTGCAAGGCCGACCAGACTCGGGAGTAGAATTGCAATATTTCGAGCCTCTTCTGGGTCCAGGCGACACACTAACATTGGAAGAGTTTGTTACTGCTCCGATACCCATTGATAGCGCACAAGTCGAATATGAAACCTTGGAGATTGTGTTTTTAGGAGATCTACTTGAGTTATTCATGACTAGAGCATTCGAAGATGAAAAAGCCATTTCTAATGGATATAGGAACTTTGGGCCGGACTTCTCTAAGAGAGTCAAGATGATATTAAGTGATTTTGAGTTCATAGATATACAATCTGGTCAGCCTAGTAGAATGAATCTAGCTCACCTTCCTATTTCTACGAAATTATTACAAGAGTTCATCAGACAGCAGATAATAATCCCCGGTGCAATAAATTATACAATCAATGACTTTGTTATAGAACTACTGACAAAATTTAAAGATTCTATTTTTCTAAATAAAAATTATTCATTTAACAAAACATTTAAGCAAAATATTGATTTTGACATTAACAATATAGCAATGCCACATGACGGTCTAGGCGATCCGATTATCGGGCGATTCGGATCGGGCGACACAGCAAGAGCGGACAAGATTAACCCTGAGTCGGTTCGTAAATCCAATCTCCTAGGTAATGTAAACAGGTCAAATTATTTCTACTATATGTTTGTCAGTAGTATTCCAGTTTCTACTATTGGAAGAATAGGGGATGCTAAAACAGATATGCAAGCAGGCATACCTCATCTTTATCTTGGACGAGATCGTGGATTTGTTAAGAAAACTAATTTTGTCAAATTACAAAGCCCTCCTCGTATGAAAGAACAAAGGATCGAAAGAGAAGAAATAGGGTTTGATCCGGTATTTGCCTTGGTTTCCAGATATAGTTTAGAGTTAGAAACAGTAGGCAATACTATCATGCCTTTAAACAGTAGTTTCTTTCTATGGCCTACGGGACTTGGAGCAAGGATCGGATCACCCAATCAAAAGAATTCTATAGCCAATTTAATGGGTATAGGAGGATACTTTAAGATTCTAACTATCAAATGGATGGTAGATGAGACCGGAAAATTTACAACAAATATTTCCGCTAACCACGAAGGTACTGGAGCGTCCAACGATTTCCCATCTGATGTCAAGTCATTGGATTACTATTTAGTCAGTGGTGCTAGCTTCACCCCCATAACGGATTAACATGTCTTACAACCAAAAACAATTACAATTTTTATTTCGCGGAAACAATTCTCTGAAACCAAGAGAAGCGATGTTTTATCGTAAGTTTTTTAATGAAAAATCTTATGATAATTTAACATCCTCCACAAATAAGGATTATAACTTACAGAATACAGTTGCGATATTTAATCAAAATAAACTTCGTTCTATAGATGGGATCATCAATGAACATGGTATTATATTGCAACCAAAAAGAAGTAAACTAGTTTCTTCTATGAATATTGATGAAACAATCTACCAAAATTTAGATTTTGTAGTTAGAGCTTTCGAGAACATGAAAGATGCATATTCGACTTCCGTATATGATGGAACCATACAGTTTGGTAGTAAATTCCTATCAGATCTCAATGTCTATAAAGGATTTGTCGATCCATTTATATCCTTAGAAAATCACCTCTCGGATATTATAACATACTTCGAGCAAGTGTTCAGAGCAGACAGTATGGAAAACACCGCAAAGGTTGTAGATTTTGCTACGTTTATACCTTATGCTTTTGAGTTTTTAAAGGAATTGTCAAAAATTAAAGCTTTAAATTATTCTACTTTATTGCTCTCTGATTACATGGATCTACAGACAAGCGGACTAATGATTGATATAGCCAACATTCCAACCTCAGTGGACTGGTCTAAGATCTCAACCATAACAAATCAACCTAATTTTTTGTATTACAAACAAATGGCAAATAATTTTGGTTTTAATGTAATAAGAGAAATGCCTTCTAAATTAATCTTAGATTTAAACTCTAAATTTATTTTCGGTGAGGTTTGTGTTTGTGGTAAAACATATTCTACAGGTCTTACACTCACCAACAAAGAGAATATAATTAAAGATTATTTCGAACCAGCTTACACTTCGGATTTAAATTATTTATTTGATATGTTGCACTTTATGTATGATCGTATCCAAAAGAAACTTAATGTTGTATCTTATTCCTTTGTTGGAAAAAACGGAGGGTTGTTTAAAGAACTTATCAGAAGACCAGCGATTAGTAGAGAGGAAAAGACAAATTATTTAGATGATGCAAAAATGTTATATCTTTATATCCATACTAAAAACTATGAATCTAAAATGAACTTTAATAATTCTACTATAGATAATATATTAAAGAATGCTATGCAAACTCTACAGATATATGACATGAATATCGCTATGGAATATATAAATAAAAAGTTTTCTATTATACCAAATTATAGATTTTTTAGAGATCTCGATGATGCTGGGAATGCAATATTTTCTAGTAAAAAGAATGTTGACCAGATTAGACTAACGAGATATGATTATAAAATATAAGGAGTAAAAATGTCAAAAGCATTAGAATATAATTTAGCAGAGTCAAGAAGGAATGGATGGAACGCCAGCATTCTTGGAGAAGATAAGATAGACGAACAATTT